CTATCGTATTCTTTTCTAGATCCATTAATATATGTTAGCATGTTAGTGTGTCTCCATCCATGTTGTTCCAATTTTAAAATCACAATCAAGAGGACACTTAACATTCAATGTCTTCTCTGTATCTTTCATAGCATCTTTAGTAATCTTACCAAACTTAGTAGCATCTTTCTTAGCTACCTCGAATTGATATTCATCGTGTATAGATGCAACTAACTTAGCATCTAAACCTGAGTCACGTATACGTTTACTTATGTCTACAAGCCATTGCTTACAGATGATAGCCCCTGCACCTTGTAGTAAGGTATTAAGACTAGCGTAGTCTGCTCGAATGTGTAGCAACCTACCATCTAAAGCTCTGATAGTTCCTACTTGAGAAGCTTCTATAACATTATCACGTAACTCTTTAAGCTTTGGCATGTTAGATAAGAACTTAGTTATAAGTTTCTGTCCTTCCTTAGCAGATCCTCCAACTACCTTACCTATCTTAGCCGCACCAGCACCATAAAGAAAAGCATATATAAAAGTCTTAGCTTGATCACGATCAGTAAGTCCAGCAGCTTTCATGTTAGCTGTATGCACATCACCATTAACAACTTCTTCTGTAAATTTAGAATCATTCATGTAGTGAGCAAGACATCTTAACTCTAGACCAGATGCATCAGTACCTATTAGTACATGAGTATCAGGGTTAGTAATAGTCCATAGTGATCTACACTCCTTACCATAGGGAGAATAGACAGCAGGTACTTGAGCCATGTTAGGTGAGTTGTGAGCCATGCGGCCAGTAATAGTACGTAATGTCATAACTCTACCACGTACTTTACTATCATCCTGACATGCTTTAATCCAAGCTTTAATTAAACCTGTACGTTTTTGTAACAAGAAGTACCTACTAAACATTGCAGCTTCAGGTAGTTTAATTGTATCAAGTATCTCTTCTGATACTATAATGCTACCTTTGTCTGTAAATTTCTTAGGCTTCCATCCAAGTTCCATTAGACGTTCAGCTATTTGTTTACGACTTGCTATATTAAAAGGTATATACTTTATCTTAGTCTTCAACTGTATCTCTACAGGCTTAAACATTTCTTGTGCTTTATCTTCTAATGATTGTTGTTCTTCTTCTAGAACAGCAAGGAAGGACATAGCCTCACGTAAGTTAAACGTGAAGCCATTCCTTTCTTGCTGGTCTACTAGTACCCTAACCTTACGCTCAAGGTTGTAACTTTCAGTAGAGAATTTTACTCCTTCCTTTTCTAATACCTGAGCTACTCTATGAGTAAGTCTAACATCTTGCTTACAATACTCTAACATCTCAGGTGTATACATACTAAAAGTATTGAAGTCTCCTTTAGGAAACCTCAATCTTTCACCCCATGATGCTAAGGAATGACCACCATCCCTTACAGGGTTGTATAGTTGTGACTCAATTAAAGTATCTCTTATTTGATTTACTTTAATATCTGATCCAGTTAATCTATTAAGAATAGGAGCATCGAAGCTGATACCATTATGCATAATAAATTTACCTACACGTTTAGACCATGATGCAAACTCCTTACACTCATCACCTACCCATACCTTTTCCTCACCATTGGAATAGTTACGAGCTACGATACAATGTATTAAGCTTGCATCAATGGCATCTGTTTCGATATCAACTATCGCTGTTATCATTTTTAAATCCAATTGATTAATTAAAATGGAATATTATTTTCTTCTTCTTCTACAAAAGGGTTCTCAAGTTCTGTCATTCTACCACTTTCTTTATCATAATGCAAGCGGCAAGAGACACCTGTATCACCTGTATATCTATTCTTTAAGACACGTATGGTAGTTGTGTTAGCTTCAGCAGGATCAGTTGCTTGCTGATTACGTTCCAATGCTATCACGCTGTCAGATAGATGAGCAATAGATGCTGACCCTCTAAGATGCGACAGGGATACCTCACGGCCATCCTCATGCCCTTTGTCACCTGACGGCCTACGTAAGTGGCTGACAAGTAATAAGCCTATGCCTGTCTCTTCTACAAGGGAGCGTAGCTTGGTCATTAGAATGTCAATAGACTTACGTTCATCTCCATTATCTTCTTGACCTGATACTAAGATGGATAGGTGATCAAGAACAATCCACTTACATTTTAAACCTCTTGCCATGAACCTAACTCTACCTAAGATTTCATCATTAGATATAGATCCGAAGTGATCGAAGGCAAAGAACCTACCAGTACCTATGGTTTTCTCTTGCCATGCGGTAAGCTGTTCCCTAGTAAAACTATCACGTACTTCTTTAATATATAGTCTAGCATTAGCTTCTACACTCATGAGATTGAAGGCAGTATTGCGAATGTTTTCCTCCATTGCAAGTACACCTATGTTATCTTTAGTATTACTCATGATGTGATGCATTAACTCACGTATGATACTGGACTTACCCATACCTGCACCACTAGTAAAGGTCACTAGCTCACCAGTTCGTATACCATATGTCTTATCATTAAGCCCTTGCCAAGGATATGGTACTGTCTCACAGTACTTCTCATCGTATAAGGTTTCACCTAAGTCTGCTAGGTTTACGATACCTACTGGTGTAAATGGTCTAGCATTCCACCATGCTTTGCTGAACTTCTCTCGTTGATTTGTCTTAAGATATTCATTAGCATCTTTGAACTCCATGTCCATGATTAGACATTTGTTTGGCTCGAATAGATCAGCTACTAATAAAGCCGCTTCCTTACCAGCCTTATCATTGTCAAAACATAACACAATCTTATCAAACTTATTAAGATATTCAAAAGAGTTGGTACAATTCTGGACTGCTGATGCAGCACCATTCTTAATAGAAACTACAGGCCACTTGCTACCTAGCAACTCATAGCCAGACATAGCATCTACCTCACCCTCACAGATGGTAATAAACTTACCAGCTTTACCAAAGATATGTTGACCAAACAAACCAGCACCAGCTAGGTTACCCTCAGACCAGAACTTTTTACCTTGAACTTCACGAACTTTATTAGCAACATGTGTACCATCCTTATCAAAGTACTGATAGATATGATGGGTTGTCATGCTACCTGATTTTTTAATAGCAGTATTATATAATCTTGCAGTATCTTTAGCTATCCTGCGTTCTGGTATAGCATCAACAATACCTACACTTTTTAGTGTGTTACTGCTGTTGTTAGTAATCGGCACAACTTTTAAAGCTTCCATTTTATTTCCTTTGTGAACGTAGTTCTTACAGCTATAACAAAACGAATGACCATCTTCATACATAGTATTGGCATCGCTTGAGTTACAGTTAGCACAACTTCCTTTTACTGGCATCCTAGCCTCCTATCTAATTACAAACCCTATAGAGTACGTAAGTACTCACTCTATAGGGTTTTAATTAATCTTCTTAATAATATATTTAACATCTGGTGAGTACCCCATAGCAATACACAATCTATTTCTATTATCTCTTTCTTCTTCAGCCAATAGTTTAGATGGGAAACTATCAAGATGTATATTCCCCATTTCTTTTTCAAGAACTAAAACATATTCAGTTTTCTTCATAAGTGTCCTCCCATATTTGATGTACTAATTCTATCTTATCTTCCATGATACAGTCTACATCCTTCTTTGCTAATGAAGAACATTCTTTATTATCATACCCTTCATCTTCATACTCCTTATAAAGTTTATGGAATAACATTTTTCTTTCTAGCTCCCATAGATTTTTACTCATCTTTCTCTACCCATTGCTGTGACTTAGACATCCCAAGTTCAGTACGTTGTTTACTAATGGTATCATCTTTCTCTGCTAATCGTTTATTTAGTATGTCAATATGTTTATGTAGTTTATTTATTAAGTTATCTTTAGTTAGCATAGCGTACTCCTACTTATTACTATTGTCAATATAGAATATATGAGATCCTACTCTACCTAGATTTTTAAAGTCATCACTGTAAGACCAGTGAGGTTTAACATAGTAGGCATGGTAGTGAGTAGCACCCATAGTTTGTTCTAACAACACACCCTCTAGAACTAGAGAGGCTATGTTTAATACTTGTAGTAAAGATTTAGAATCTTTATACTTCTCATCCTTACCATCACAGTAGTAACTGAACTGACATCTATTACGTATGATCTTATCACCATAATATTTTCCTTCATGTACTACTTCACATACTGTATTAGGATATCGTTCATCCTTAACTCTTTGTAGTATTACATTAGCAACTGCTATCTGTGGTACTTCTCCTTCCGATCTAGCCTCATGATAAACTGCTTCAACTAAGCACTCTAAGTTGTTGGCTTTACTAGGTAAACTAAATAGTATTAAGGTTAGTGTTAATAATATTCTCAATGTAACCTCACAATCTTAGCATCATATTCTAACTCTTCTTCCATGCCATACTTAACTAAGAATCTTATGGCTTCTTCTTCATTCTTAAACTGTTTTACTTTTAGATCTTCTTCATCAGGTAAGACTGACATACTATCTAAGTCGTATGGATCTTCTATCTGTACTACAATAAACGACATATCAT